ACATAGATGCTGTCGTGCTGTCTGATTACGACAAGGGATGGCTGCAGCCGTGGTTCGTCGAGGCGCTGATCCATCAAGCGCGCAGCGATGCCATCCCTGTGATTGTTGACCCCAAGCATGAATTTTCCAAGTTCATCGGATGCACCCTCATCTGTCCGAACCAGAAGGAAGCCGAGAACTTGCTTGACTGGGGGCACGGCCCTGTACTTGAGAAGCGCGGTGCCCAAGGGTTACGATTGCATGGCGCCAATGGATACGAAGATTTCCCCGCCACCGCACAACACGTCTTCGACGTTACCGGAGCCGGGGATACCGTCGTCGCGACGCTGGCCGCTGCTCTCGCTGCCGGAGCGAGTCTCCCTGAGGCCGCGAAGCTCGCCAACCTCGCAGCGGGGCATGTCGTCGGGGAGGTCGGAACGGTCGCCTGCAGCGCAGAAACGCTGAAGAGTCTCTGTGACTGATTACATCCGCTTTCTTGAAGTCTGTCTTGAGGGCGGGCAGATCGCCGTGGTGATGGATAAGCGCGACTATGATGCGTTATGCACTAAGGCTGGCTTTGAGTTCCATTCCACTCGCGTCGGGGAGCCTGGCCTGGGGATTGCCGAGGCGTTCGCTGTTATTCAGGAAGAAGCCAACAGCGAGCGAGGGACAACCCAGTGATCATCGGGTTCGCTAACGGAGTTTTCGATCTCTTCCACCCAGGGCATCGCCAGTTTCTCACCGAATGTCGCCACCACTGCGAGTATCTGATTGTCGCGGTCAACTCAGATGCCTGGGTGAGACAGCACAAGGGGGAGGATCGGCCGGTCGATGAACTGTGGAAGCGCATGATGCACGTCCGGCAGCTGGCCGAGGCGGTGATCCCCTTCGATGGGTATGAGGAGGGGCTGATCGTGCACATCAAGCCGGATGTGATGTTTCGCGGGTACGACCACAGTGTCGACCCTTACAGGGGTACCGCTCAGGTGGCAAAGGGGATTGGCTGTGCTATTGTCCAAATCAGCCACTTACCGGGACACTCGACCACGGAGCTGATCCATGCGGCCCAATGAGATGCACTCGATTGCCCACCGCGGCTGCCACCAGTGCGCTCCTCGAGGCTGGCGCCAGACGCCCAACGTGACTGGTGACTATGACCTGGATGCCACCATCCTCCATCGCCGGAACAAGGACTTGGCCCATCGTCTGGAGCTCTACACCAAGCGCTCGGGCCACAGCTACACGCCCCGCACGGCCTACAACAACATCCACACCTACACCGGGGATGATTGATGCCAGATTGGGAGCAAGATCCTGATGCCGATGACGACATGAGCGTGCCGGTGCTGTTCAACGACACGGTGGACACGCTCTACGAGGAGGACGAGGAATGAGCCGCATGCTGATGAATCTGGACAAGTCCCAGAAGCGCTCCGCCTATAAGATTCAAGGCAATGCCCCGGAAGCCGCGAAGCTCCGCCAACGCGATACTCAGCAGGAGACCGTCCAGAAGGTCACCATGGGTCTCAAGGTCGCCAACCCCGTCACGAAAGGGGACAAGAGCACCGGCGGCAACAAGTACGAATCCGGCAGGATGGATAAGAGCAGATCATGATGCTGCATCGCAATAGTGGGAGCTAGTGGCAATTCGTGGCACGCACACCGACTACATTTGTGAAGGGTCACGCCAAGGTAGGTGGCCGCAGAGTAAATCCAGAGCTGAGAAACGCTCAGGAACTCTCGCGCCAGTACACGCGGGAAGCGATCGAGTGTCTGGTCAGAATTATGCAGGGCAAGAATCCGAGTGCTGCCGTGAGCGCCGCCACTACGCTGATCAACCGGGCCTGGGGTCTGCCGGCCCAGACCATCACGGCGACTGTAGCCACTACGGTGAGGGTGGAGAATGCCAGCACCCTTGAGAGCAAGTTCGAGTCCGTCCTCGCTGCAAGGGCTATCGGGGAAGCTGTGGGCCCTACCGTTCAGTGATGTGCTGGCGATCTGGGATGCGCTAGACGATCGAGGTCATGATCTTGCTGCGGTGGCGACCCTCGCGCTTACCGATCGTTATTATCTTCTGGTCAAGGTGCTGCGCCGGTTGGATGTGTGGCACCCCTGGCTGTATGAGCGCTGCCGGGAGGTGGAAGCCTCACCGGATGGGCACCTGGATGTGTGGGCGCGCTTTCACTACAAGTCGACCCTCATCACCTTTGCCGGGATCATCCAGGAAGTGCTCAGAGACCCTGAGATCACGATCGCGATCTTCAGCCACACCGCTCCCATCGCCAAGGGGTTCCTCTCACAGATCAAGACGGAGCTGGAGACCAACGAGCTGCTGAAAGTCCTGTTCCCCGAGATCCTGTGGGCCAATCCCACGGTTCAGGCGCCCCGCTGGGGCATAGACGCGGGGATTGTGGTCAGGCGCCTCGGGAACCCCAAGGAGGCCACGGTGGAGGCTCACGGACTGGTGGACGGGCAGCCCATCTCCCGCCACTACCAGCTGCGGGTCTATGACGATGTGGTGACCCCCGAATCGGTGTCCACCCCTGAGCAGAACACCAAGACCATCCGGGCGATCTCCCAGTCCGATAACCTGGCTACGGAGTCGGGGCGGACGTGGTGGATTGGGACGCGCTACTCCTTTGCCGACGCTTACGCAGACCTCATGGAGCGTCACGTGGTGAGCCCTCGGGTGTATCCGGCCACCCACGATGGCACCCGAAGCGGCAAACCGGTGCTGTTCAGCCAGGCGGTGTGGGATGAGCGCGTCAAGAACCAGCTGGAGGCGGACATCGCCTGCCAGATGCTCCAGAACCCTCTGGCGGGCACTCAGCGCTGGTTCAACCCCGATGACCTGCAGGCGTATGAGGCTCGCCCAGAAACGCTCATGGTCTATCTCATGGTCGATCCGGCGCGTTCCAAGAAGAAGAGCTCGGCCAATACCGCGATGGCGGTGGTGGGCATCGGCTCGGATGCCGGAAAGTACCTGCTGGACGGGTTCGATCACAAGATGAACCTGCTCGAGCGCTGGGTGAACCTGAGGGACCTGTGGCGCAAGTGGCTCACCGCTCCGGGGGTGATTGGGGTCAAGGTGGGGTACGAGCGCTTTGGAGCGATTGCGGACATGGATTATTTCGAGGAGCGTATCCGGGTCGAGAACGTGCAGGGCCTCACCATCGAGGAGCTGGAGTGGCCCGCCGATGGGGATGGAAGCAAAGATGATCGGGTGCAGCGTCTGCTCCCTGACATCAGGGGCCACGCCTTCCACCTCCCCTATGAGCCCAAGGACAGCGAGCCTGACCTGAGCGAGAAGCAGCGGCGCATGATCCAGGCGGGCTATGAGTATCGGATCGCCAAGCCCATCATCCGACGCAACGAGAACGGGGAACTGTACAATCTGGCGGATCGGTTTAGGATGCAGGTCGCCTACTATCCTTTCACCGGGCTGAAGGATCTCATCGATGCGGTTTCGCGTATCTACGACATGGAACCCAGAGCCCCTGAGTTCATCGACTCAACTGTCCTGGAGCCTGAAGAAACCTAGATGCGCACCGATCTAACCGAGGCCCAGATTCGAGAACTGCTGCGTCGCTCTGATCGCGTATCCCAGAAGTTCATGGCGGGCCTCTTTCTTGATGCGTGGACTGTGCAGGATGCCGCCAAACTGCGCTCGTTGGTCGGTGAGCTTCAGCGCCTACGAGACCAGCAAGCCTCCGTGATGCACCTGCATGAGATCGAAGGAGCGTACTGATGTCCACTGTCCCCCCATCCCTCGGTAAACCGGTCACCACTCGTCAGTTCTCCTGGAACGAGATGGCCCGCAGAGCGTGGGGGTCTGAGTTCTCTGCCCCCGATCATCGGGTGTACGAGTGGAGCAACGGGCGCGGGTTCGACTCCACCGACAAGGGGCAGACGGGGTTCTACAGTAACATCGCCGGGCAGGGTCTGTGGAGCGCAGACTCGAGTAAGCGGATGGACACGACGCAGTTCACTGCAGATGGATCAATCGGGGGCTGATGTGGCAAACGTAATTTTTGACGTCACTCGTTACTACCAAGTTGCCCAAGACACCGCAGGTGTTCAGTACTTGGTGCAGGACGGGAACTGGTATCTGAAGACCACCCAAGTCGCGATAAACATCATCCCTAACGGGTGGAAGTTCATCCCACAAGGAATGAGTTCATCTTACCCCGGTAACGCTCTCCAGACCCTCGTGCAGGGCGGCCTGCCGATGTACATGCCCGGCACTGGCACCCTCACCGCCGCTGGTGTCTTGGCGCTCACGGGCACGGCGCTTGATCAGACCTTCGCCAACGCTTACTTCTTCTTCCCGGCCAACGCGGTGGGGACGGGATTGCCTGCCGGGATGTATTTCGTGCAGATGACCAGCGTGTCGGCTGGGACGGTGTTTCAGAACCCGTACACGGGCGGCACCCCATTGATTCCGACAACGCTGATCCCCTGCGTGTCGGCTGGAAATTACACCCAGACCACGGGCGCTCTGGTGTCGCTGGTGACAGGGACGGTGCCGGCAGCGACGATGGGACCGAGTGGAAAAGTGAAGGTCATTTGCGGCTATCAAAACAACAACAGCGGGGGAACGAAGACCTTCAGCATTAAGTGGGGCGGCACCCAGGCCCTGGGCACCACCGCAACCACGAACCAGAGCACAAACATCATCCGCGAGATTTGCAACACAGGGCTCACCAACGCCCAAGCGAGCACGGCCTCTGGCGCCGTTGGCACGGGCGCTTCGGCGGGAGCCTCTCAGCGCTACACCAAGGACACCACGGCCTCTCAGGATGTGACGATTCAGGGGCAGCTTGGCACGGCGACCGACTGGGTGGGGCTGGATTCCTACACGATCGAAGTGACGCCGAACTAGGCGCTGATATATGACGCAACAGGTTATCAACGTCGGCACCATCCCAGACGATCAGACAGGAGATCCGGCGCGCGTTGCCTTTCAGAAAGTCAACGCGAACACCACCGAGCTGTACAACAACGTTCCGATCGCTTCGGTAGTGCAGTACGGAGCAGATCCTCTGGGTCTTGTGGACTCTTCAGCCGCTTTCCTTGCGGCCGGTAAAGCCAGCAACTACGTATTCATCCCGCCTGGAACCTACAAGGTATCGACTGGCGTGATGACATGGGCGACCGGCGTATTTCTGGTAGGGGCTTCGCGAGGATCGGTGCTCATCAACTGCACCAGCGGGACAGGGGATATATTCGCTTGGACGGGCACCGGGACAGGTGGCGGGATCATGAACGTCCGCATCAACGCCACAGGCGTAACGGGCGGCAACATCATCAGCAACGTTGGACAGAGTCGTTGGACGGTGCGCGATTGCATCCTGCTGGGGGCCTATAACGGCATTTATATTCAGGATCAGAATGCCGCCACCATCGCCAATGTCTGGATGAACGCCGGGACAGGGGCCTATGGGGTCAAGGTCTTTGGCAGTGGCATCGCCGCCTCACAGGTCTGCGATATGCACAACCTCGTGATGGGGTTTGCCACCAACGGGGCGACCTCGCCCACGGGCATCATCTTTGATGGGGATGCCACCACAGGGGATCTGCGGCACATCGGCGTGACCAAAGGGTTCCGTGGCCTCTCGGTCGTCAACACGCCGAACTTTGCCCTCGGGCCGTTGTTCATCACGGTCTATGACATGCAGTCGGACTTCCCCTATGACGCCTGCTTCTACTTCGATGGGGGAACGGGATCGACCCGCACGCATCATTTGGATTCGTGCTACGGGCAGCACAGCCAGACGGCCAATGCGATCAACATCACCGCCACCGCATGGTATTGCACGATCAGCAATACGGTG